GTTCGGCCAATAATTGACGGGGAAGAAGGGTGGGGCATTCTTCTTTGTCCCTCTTGCATGGCAAAGCTGAACGACTGGCTGAAAGGAAACCAGGAACGACAAGCAAAATGGATTTACGACCATGAAAGCAACTCAATCGAGTGTGACAAGTGCAGAGCAGAATATAAACTCTCGCCGTATGAACGTGTATCGATTTTGATTATTGCCCTAACTGTGGTTCAAGAATGGAGGGAATAAAAGAGTGAGTGTTGTCTTTAAGTGCGACAGGTGCGGTGAGATTTTTAATCGGAAAGTGCCTGACATAAACGATTGCTACGGTACTGCAAATTCGATTCTGTTCTTAGATTGCACGGTGGAACGCAACCGTTTTGGACTGGGCGAAGAACCGATTCAGCTTTGTCAGTCCTGCATGAAAGAACTGAATGACTGGTTAGAGCCAAACAAAGAAAAACTAGACAATGGAAATAAGAACGAATGGAACAACATGACTAATCAACCGCAAAGCGGGATAGCAGTTGAAATCAAGTTTGATAGTGGAGAGCAAGACATTGCTTATAGAAGGTACGGCGATAAACGCTGGTTCTTGTGCGACAACGATTATGTCTTGCATAACGAATCAATCGTTGCGTGGCGATACATCGGCTGAAAGGAGAACAGAAGTGAAAGATATGCGATTGATTGATGCAAATGCGCTTGGCAGATATATCTCCGACTGGCAAATGAACTTGCCCGGAGACAACAGACCAGACTGGAATAACGCCGCTTATGACACGCTCGAAGATGTGCTGGAAGCCATCAAAAACGCCCCTATTATCGACCCGGAAACACTGCGACCTGTCTACTGTGCAAGCGGAGAGGTAATGTGCAGTGTTCGTAATTGCCCAGAAAGAACGCTAAAACCGTGCTTCAAATGCAAATGGCATGACAATGAGACAATGGTGTGTTCAAAGAGAGTATCTTTGATAACAGACCGTCCGTGTCTGTGCACAGACCTAAATTATACTTGTGCAGAATGGGAAGCGGCCAATGATATCGGTGTAAAGACGGAGGATTAACCATGAGCAAAAAATCTCTGACCTGTTACCACAGACCGAAATCTTGGCGCAGTTGGCAGAAGAAGCGTCCGAACTGGCACAAGCAGCGTTGAAGCTGCGCCGTGCGCTGGATGGCACGAACCCGACACCGAAGAGTGTTGAGGAGTGTCAAAAGGCGTTTGAAGAGGAGTACGCAGACGTTGTGAACTGCATTATTGCGTTGGATATGGACGATGCAGCCTTTGATCGAATGCGGAAAATGCAGTACGAAAAGGAAGTCCGCTGGCTATCTCGCCTTGAAGCAAAGGAGCAGTTGGATGAATAAGTACGGAGACTGCCCGGTGTGTGGCAAGAAGATGGAGGACTAACGATGTACGATTGCTCAAAATGCCCAGCACGTCAGAGCTGCATTGCGGCAGCGCAGCCGGGTTCCGTTTACTGCGTGATTAAGCTGATGCAAACCGGTGCGTCAAAGGCAGACATGGAATCTGCCACGCCACAGCAGCTCCCGGACTTCTGCCCCTACTGCGGGAAGCCGCTGCGCATCATCGGAAGCGAGCGATTTTGCAATAACCCGCGCTGCCTAAACCGATACCAGCCGATGGGA